TTCAAAATCACCATTTCGAATTCTAGCTAACAAACCTGCTCTGACAGGTAAATACTTATGCGATTTGAATCTACGCCACCAATAAAATGGTGAGCGTTTACCGCGTTTTGGTTTTGGTGGTATTTTCATATTTTTATATTATACGTGAATATACGAAAGATATCTTGCTTTTCCAAGTTATCTATGGAAGAAGTATAGTATCTTTATAATACTCTTTCCATTTTCTTTCAGCTGAAATTATACAATCTGTTTGGGTTACTTTTTCTCCCCATTCGTCTATTCTATAAAGTTCTTCGTCATAAAATCTTACATAAATTTCAATACTAGTATTTTCTTGTTTAAGGAATTCACTTAATATAGGTGTAAGTTTTTTACAAGAATGACCTATAGCATATTTATAGTCATTCATTCTTCTAAAAAAGTCTATAGACTGACCTACTTTAATTACTACTCCATCTAATACTAAAAGATAAACAGCTCTTACTACACGTTTACTCCCATGAGGCCACCTATCCATAGTTAACTTATTCTTATGGGGGTAAAAATAATTTACTAACTTAAAACTTGGGTGTATTTTACTTTTAACAATCTCTTTCATTCTCATATATGTGTTTTACTGTAGGGAATCTTAAACTAATACCACCTTTGTCATTAGCTGTTTCTTCAAAGTACTGTACGGTGATTGTTTTACCAATAATAGATTCATTCATATATTTAATTCTTTGGTCTTGACTAAAACCACTACCAACCTTTACTTTATAACCTTTATGTTCAATCCAAACTTGCGATAACATTGTTTCTTGTTTTTCTTTACCATCACGAACTACAGACATAGAACCAAAGTCAGCATCCACAACTGTGTATTCAGCATCGTGGAATGTTTTTACTTTAAGTAAATTATTGCTACGTTTACCTTCATAACCTACATCTTTACGCAACATAAATCCTTCCCAATTATTATCAGTTGCCATTTGGGCCCATATGTCAAAATGTCTTCCATCTGTAATGATTGCTTGATCTAAATAACGTAATGTTTCTTTAGTGTCATATCTAGGACCTAACCATGATCTTAATGTGTGTAATCTGTCTGATAGTATTTCTGTTGATTTGCCTTTATCAAAGTCAGTTTTATGAATCATATCAAATATCATAAACGTAGGATTTTCGATTTGATGATCTTTACGTCTAAGTTCTTTCATTACACCTTGAAAATCTTCATTACCATCTTTGTCTAATAAACATATTTCACCATCAAACACAGTATTGATAATGCCTGTTGCTTCAATAGCATATTTGATTTTATTTAATGTAGTGAATTCTTTACCCATTCTACTATACAATGTACATTCACCCATTTCATCTACAACGGCTAAACAACGTACACCATCTAATTTTCTACTAGCATACCATACTTCATCTGTATCTTCACCAAACGAAGCTAATTTGGGTTCATAACTTTGAGCTAACGCTACATTGAATTCAGGAATTAAATTTGGAAATGCTTTATTGATTACCTTAGTACCTGTTCTAGTTTTAAGATCTTTATCAATTACATTATAAATTAAATCTTCATAACCTGGGTTAGCAGTAATAAAACCATTTATTTGTGCTATGGCATCATGACCTGTGTATTTTCTGTTGGTTAAATCATCTAACAAACTAAAAATAGTTTCATGTGTGTTGTACTTAAATAGTCCACTGTTTTTCTTACATGTTTTACTAGTAACGTAATACTGTTTGTAAGGGTTGTAAGTGTACTCAAGTACCTTTTGTATGAATTCTGATTGTTGTTTTAGTATTTCTACTTTATCTAAACTACTAGATGTACCTTGTAATTTATCTACAAATAACTTTAATTCTTCCATATTTTATCTCTTATATTTACTATAAGATACGAAAGATTACTTGCTTCTCCAAGTTTTTTTGCGATTGTTTTTTGATAAATCTAACCTAAATAATATTATACCACCTGTGTTGGCATATATATCTCCGGCTTCCCACCCTTTTCTATAACGTTCATCTATTATTTCTTTCATAATACCCACTCCCAAACTAGTAAGAATACTATATGTTTTTGCTTTTTTATGGCCAATTCTAGGTTGTAGATAGTGGTATGTTGTATAACTTATAGCGTAACTAGCAGAAAAATGGAGTATTTTATCACCCCCCATTCTTAGAGGTGGTATTTTAAATGATTGAGAATAAGAATTTAAGCTTAAAAATAAAAGTAAAAGGATGATGATACGTTTCATAATACAAATGTTTCAAAGTTAACGTAACCTCTTTAAAACTATTTGTATAACTAGTTACAATATATTCTTATGTAACTCTATTTTTAGGGGTCCTACCCCTTTTATAACTCTATGTATTTGACCTTTCATTACAGGAAAGCCTAATCCATCTGTCATTTCGAATGGTAAATCTTCGTCATATTGAAATTGCCACCCATTACCTTCTAACACTTTAATAAAGCGATTTTCTTTATCTGTGTGCCATATTAGATCCATTTCATCTACATCCGCGGAGAATGTTCTAACAAAGATATTATCATTGATTTGTTCTTCTTCAAATGGGAGTACTGTTACCAAAATCCACCTGGGTTTTTAACTGATAATCCTAATTGTTTAGCGTAACGTGGTAATCTACAAGACCAATAAGATGCTTTTGTTCTGTCTGTTTTAGTAGAACACTTATGACGTGCAGCGAATGCTTTTCTAGCTTTTGGATTATTGATTTTTGCTCTTAAACCACCTGAACCAAATGTTACTTTTTTAATTCGTTTTGTTTTAGGATCCCTAACGTAAACGTAGTATGCTTTAGGCCCACCTCGTTTTGGTTTTCCAATTGGTGGATCTTTTTTCTTTTTCTTAGCTTCATTTAAAAAATCTTGATTAATTAAAGGAAAATCTAAAGCAACTTCTTCACCTTTATACATTCCAAACTTACCTAAATCAGTTTCGAGTAATGCTCTTGTTTGATTATCAAAGTCAATATTTTCTTCACATGCTAATAGTCTAGCTTCATTTATTAAAGTAAAGTATTTAGGTGAACCATATCTAAACACACATTCCTCAAGTGAAATATTGTTGTTAATATGATACCAAAGTTCTTTTGACACTTCTGATTCTACTAGTATGTCTTTTAATTTAATCATCTTTTTTAACTATATGTTTATCTAGTAAATGTTTTAATGACAATTGGAATGTTGTATCATCATCTGCTTCTATATCTGCTTCATTCATTTTTCCACCTAATGCGTCTTTAATTTTATCAACATGACCTTGAATGTACATATGTTCTTTATCTAAGCCCATCATTTTAGCCATTGCCATAATTTGTTCAGCTAATAGTTCAGCGGTTTCAATATCTAAATCGTTTGATCCATTTTCTAGAGCGTTTTTTTCTAAAGCAAATAATGCATCTTGAAGTTTAGCTGTTCTCATTACTAAATCTTCATCTTCAACTAATTTTTCATCCATTATTCTCTTATATAGACTTTGAGCTCCTGGACAAACATCAAAATGTTGTGTTTGGTAACCAAATACATTTACTTCACTTGAGTCTTCTTCATTTATAGATTCTTGATAATAATAATCATCATCTTCATCATCATAGTCATAATCATCATAATCTTGTTCATCATCTTCAAATTCGGGCTCATAATCAAACATATCACCTACATTATTGGGGGTATATTTACCTTGTCTTGATTCAATGTAATCTAAAATTATATCTAAAGCATCTTTGATTGTTTGTTCATAGTTAGTTCCGTCTCCAAATATTTTAACCATTGCTGATTTTAGAGGATGGTTAGCATTAACTAAGAATGAGTGAGCAGGTCCTGCTGTTTCAGTACCATATCCTTGAAAGTATTTATCTCCATCATTGTAATAACGGTAAGCTATTCTATTTATAGCTCGTAGCATTTCACCTTCTACTGTTTCTGATTTACCAGATCCTGCTACTAATTTATCATATAAAGGTTCATTTCTATCTTCTAATTCTTTACCAACAAATTCATTTAATATATTTTCGCCTTGCATTTGACCTTTACATACTTTAACTGCTCTACCTGACAAGTAAGCTGATGATTTTTCACCTGCTCTTTTACGTTTTGCAATGTATGCTTTGCCTTTTTTACAAAGTTCTTCAGTCATTTTTTCAAATACTGCTTCTTTGATTATTTCTCTTAATTCTGATTTTTTCATTTTTTTAATCTTA